TAAAAGAGCTAGATGATTTTGGACTAGACGAATATACTACTGTATCTGTTTCGTCTGGTAATGCTAGTGCTATTACTCTTAATGATCGTGTTAGGCTTGTTAGAAACATTAACTTTAAAACAAGCAGTGGAACGAGTGTGACTAATCTATTACCTCGCACTGTAGAATATATAAATGATTACTGGCCTGTTAGTGCATCTACAGGCACACCACGATATTACACACGTAAGAATAATTCAACAATTAAAATTGTACCCACACCAGTCTCAGTAATTACGGCTGAAATACAAACAGCATCTCAACCACTGGCTCTTGCTTCTGCCACAGGGACAAGCGTAACAACCTCAAATTATTTTACAGAGTATTGCTATGATGCTATCTTCTATGGTTGCATGATGGAAGCAACTATGTTTAATAAAGACTGGAACAATTTACCCGTATGGCAAGCACAGTACACTGCTGCTGTAGGGGCTTTACGTAACCAATCAAGACGTACTAGACAGGATGACATGGCTGTTGCAGCTTCTCCTGCTGGCGGTCCTAATACGATAACACAGACAGCATCATAAAGGGAGCAAGTTAATGAAAGGCCGTATCTTAAAAAAAATTCGTAAAGTAATACCTAAAAAAGAGGTAGCTAGACGACTTCAAGCTAGACCTAATCCTAAGACAACTACAAAGAAGCGCATTGCAAAGAAAAAACCAACAACGACAACTCCAAAAGCAGCAAAAATGGCTCAAGGTGCTGGTGATAAATCTGATCCAAAGGTTGGTAAATTTGGAGCAGGTCAGAACCAAGCACGGGGAGGTGCTACTCCAGCAGCTAAAGAGGCAATGAGTTCTACAGAAAAAGATAAGTTAGCTAGAGATAAAGCAGCAAGAGGTTCTTTTGAAAGAGCAAAAGGACTTAAAAAAGGATCATTAGCACAATTAGAAGATGATTATAGTAAATTAAAAGCTGGTGATAAAAGAGCAGAAAGACTTAAAGGTACTAAAAGTAAATACTATCCAGTATTTAAAAAACGTGGCTTTAAGGCTATGAAAGAAGGCGGTCCTCTTAAAAATATAAACAAAAAAAGTCCAGATTATACTGAAGGTCTTGATAAAAAGTTTTCTGCAAAAGTAGCAAAACAAAATAAAGAAGCTATTAAAGGTAATCAAAAGAAACTTGATGCAAATAATGATGGTAAAATTACTGGAGCAGATTTTGAAATACTACGCAAAAATCCAGACGCTAAAAAGAAATATGGTGGTAAGATTAGTTATCGCATGACAGGTGGGCAGGTTGTAGACTCAACCTATGATTAGTAGAGCAAACATAGCCAAGCAGATTAAAAGACCACCTGCTAAACCTAAGAAGAAAAAAAGGGGCAAAAAGAAATGAGTAAAAAACGAATTGCTGAAAAGTTTACTCCTAAAGCTAGAGAAGCTGCGGCTAAAAAGGGAAAAAGAACTAAATCTCAAAATTCTATTCTTTCTAGGCTTGCTAATAAACGGAATGTTAAAGTTCCAGAAATTATAAAAGCAATTAATAAACAGGTAGCAGATGAGGCTAAACCTAAAGTTAAACCTAAGTCTAAACCTAAAACTTCTAAACCTAAAAGAACTCCTGCTGAAAATAAAGAACTTAGGAAATTAATTGCTCAACAGAAAAAAGATGATGCCCCTGCTGGTACTGTAAAAGAACCAACTAGAATTCAACTTACTGCTGGTGGTAGTTATGCTCTTCCTTCTAAAGTTAAATTACCTGAAGGTAAAATTTCTAAAGCTAGAAGGAGACAATTTATTGAAACAGGACAAGCTAAACAAGTTCGTGGTAAAAAAGGTAAGTCTAAATTAGTTGAAACAGGTAAGTATGCTCCACCTGCACGACAGATTGCAGAAGAAATGGGGATAGGTGCATCTAGAGGTGTAGCCCCAACTGAAAAAGAACTACGAGCTATGGGTGGTTTTGAAATTAAAAAAGCAGGTGGTAAGGTACGTGGTGTAGGTGCGGCTACTAGAGGCTTTGGTAAAGCTAGATATTCATATAAGAACATTTAGATATGGTTAGAAAAAAAAGCAACATGAAAGGCATTACGATTGGTAGGGGCATGAAACGTCCTACCAAGTCTGGTGCTGGTATGACTGCGAAGGGGGTGGCTAAGTATAGGAGACAGAATCCTGGTTCAAAACTCAAGACGGCTGTAACGGAAAAGAAACCTAGTAAGGCTAGGGCATCCAGGCGTAAGAGTTATTGTGCTAGGTCTGCTGGACAAATGAAAAAGTTTCCAAAAGCTGCTAAGAACCCTAATAGCAGATTAAGGCAAGCTAGAAAAAGATGGAGGTGTTAAACTACTTTGGCATATCTTGCTTCAAACATACCACATTTTAAATGTTGGGTACGAAAAGAATTTACAAACAATCACCAAGAATATCAAGGAGAATATTTACATGCACTAGCAATAGCAGTAAACACAATACCAGATAGATGTTTAAGTTTTAATGTTGTGTTTACAGGTTGCGATGAAGATGAAAATATACATGGCGGTGCAATGTGGGCCAGACTTCCAATCACAGCATTGGTAGCAGACACAGTACTAGAAGAGTGGCCTGAACTAATGCAGACACATCTAGCCCAGCCGTGGGATTGCTCTTCAAGAAACCATGCTATCATTGTTATGGACAGAGTATCTTCAAGTCCTTGGTTATGTAAAATAGATGGAGAGTTTTATACAGGAAGATATATGTTTACTGTAGACTACACAGATAGTTATATATCAGACGATCCTGCACAACACAAACAGTCACATGTGTTAGAGCTTATAGATGCAGGGCCATATACAGGAAACATCATAGCACTTCCTAACAATAGAGTTAGAGTTACAAATCCCGCTTTGTGGGTAACTGGAGAAGGCGCACCAGACTTTGCACCAAGTCAGTATATACACTCAGCAGAAATAGATAGTAGTTATATGAATCCTAATTTAACTTTTAATAATCTTTATAATGAGGAGAAGAAAAGTGCAAGGAAAAAAGAAAACTAAGTACATGTCCAAAGGCGGCACTGTTAAACGCATGGGCGGTGGTAAGGCTAAAAATACTAAGTATCGTTCTAAAGGTGGTGTCGTAAAAAGGCGGTCTGGTGGTCGAGCAGGTAAACGGTAAGTGCAACAACTGTGGACATAACTCTCACTGTGGTACTCCTTTAATAAAAGAAGTTGATAGAGAGAATGGTCCTATAGAAGTTTGTAAGCACTGTAGATGCTTTAGATGTATACTACCTGATTGGGGATAGAATGAAACGTGATCCTAGAGTTGGTACAGGTAAAAAACCTAAAGGTTCTGGTCGCAGACTTTATACAGATGAGAATCCAAAAGATACAGTACGTATAAAGTTTGCTACACCTGCTGATGCTAGAGCTACCGTAGCTAAAGTTAAACGCATAAGTAAACCATATGCTCGTAAGATACAGATATTAACTGTTGGTGAGCAACGTGCAAAGGTTATGGGTAAGACTCAAGTAGCTTCTATATTTAAAAAAGGCAAAGAGTCTATTAAGAAATCAAGGGGCAAAAATGGCAACCGTAGTAAAACGTAAAAAAGGCGGTACAGCTACTAAGCGTGATCCTGCTAAGTGGGCTAGGGCTAAAGCTAGAGCTAAAGCTAAAATGGGTGGTAAACACTCTGCTAGAGCAATGCAACTTGCTGTTAAGTATTATAAAGATGCTGGTGGTACATATTCAGGTAAAAAGAAAAAGTCTACAAATAAACTTTCTAAATGGAGTAAGCAGAAATGGAGAACCAAGTCAGGGAAGCCATCAAGCAAGACAGGGGAGAGGTATCTTCCAGAGAAAGCAATCAAGAGCTTAACTTCAAAGGAGTATGCAGCGACCACGAAAGCAAAGCGCAAGGGGACTGCTGCCGGAAAGCAGTTCGTAAAACAACCTAAGAAGATAGCTAAGAAGACAGCTAGATTTAGGAAAGCATAATGGCAGTATCAGGCACATATGATTTTAACCTTGATATAGATCAGGTTATACAAGAGGCTTCTGAAATGATTGGTGGCGAAAGCACACTAGGTCATGAGCCTGAGTCTGCTCGTCGTTCTATTAATCTAATGCTTAAAGACTGGCAGAACAGGGGTGTACTTCTCTGGTCTACTAGTACCACAGCAGTCACAGTAGTAGCCTCTACGACTTCCTATAACCT